ATCAATATACCCACCGTTAGCATCTGCAACCGTTACAGTAGTAGACCCAGATACGGTGGTAAATGGGTTAGTCAGAGTCACAGTTGCGCGTTCAGGGGTTATGTCGTAATAAGCACCGCCACTTTCTATATAAAATTTAAGGTTGGTGCCTATACCTAGATACCTACTTCCCCCTAATGTAACCCACGAAAACAAAGATCTAGCTATACCAAGAAACGTAGCTTCAGACACACGAGTCCACCCACCTATTTTTTCAGGTGTACCTTGTCTAAAACGCACTTTATCGCAGTCATACCAACCACCTTCACTGGTGTATATAGTATTTTCTCTATTGACTCCGGGTTTTAGCTGTAGCTTCTTTAACGGCATTACTTATACTCGCCTGTGCGGATCATCTCGGTGACCTCTACTGCTCGATTGCCTACCTGCTCACTCCACTTGCTGTCCATGAACTCATCAGCAGCAACATCAAACTGCTCACGCGACATAGCCTCAAGCGCCTTAACAAAGCCCCGCAAACGTGTCTGACCCAGATTAAATGAGATGTCTACCAAGGCATCTTGACGCGCTTCGTTCATTGCAGGGAACCAAAAGTAGCTATCGGTAAGTTCTTCTCGTACCCGCTTGATGTCGTTGTTTAGCATGTAGTTAATTTCATCTTCCGACAAGCCAAGACCAGACTCGCTGATGTTTCGACCCACCGCAATTGTTTCGTAATTTGCACTGCACATATAAACTTTAGATCGCACACCTTCGTGGCGCTTTAGCATCTTAATTAAATCACTCACTACTGTTCCCCGTATCAGATGAACCAAAGTAATAGCTGATTATGGACGAAACAATCCCACCTAAATAGCCCAAAACCAAGTTGATTACAGCATCTGAGTTTGCGTCTGGCGGCTGGATTGTGACCATAAATATGTAGCAACCAAAGAAGACAACACAAAGCACCGCTATAATTCGCGCAGTCCAATCCTTATTAAAGAACTTACGAGCGTCCTGCGTATCAGCCGTCTGTAGAGCAAACACATCTACATCTAACTGCTTCATCTGAACCTTGAAGTCGTTGTCTGCCCTCTTGATTTGAGCAAGTTGTTCTGGTGTGGCGTTCTGTACAGCCTTCTCTAAGACTTTAGGTTCTGTGGAACAACCTAGTACAGAAGCAATTGCAGCGGCTGCTGTACCGCCTAATGGCCCAGCTAAAGCCTGACCTAGTGTAGGAGCCAGACTACCGATGATGTTTTTGATTGCGCCAAATTTCATATCAATACCAAAGCTTTGTGTTTTTAGAAACTGATTTAGGGACGCAATATGCAGAGATGTTTTTCTGATTGCGGTCTTTACCATTAGGGGTAGTCTTACCCGACTCAACATAATGCGCTGCTTGGTTGCATGTTAATACGTTTGCAAACAACCAGTTAGATGAGTTTGGTAGCGGCTCCCCATCCACCATAACTATTAAAAGAAATGCCAAGATCATCTGTTGGTTAGCCAAGCCAGTAGACCACCGATGGTCGCAGGAACAAGCGCAACTACTACTAAAAAGATCATCGCGTACTGCTTTAATTCTTTTCTAAACTTCTTTTTCCTAGCAACTTCTGCCTTAATAAAAGCCTGTCTATTTTTGCGAGCTTCAGCCATCTTTGTCATCATGTCAGTCCACAGATCCATCCTGTTAGTCATCAAGAATACCTCTTTGATATTCTCCCTAGACTGCCTTAATGTCTCTTCTGCCATCACGATTTTCATCGCTTCAGCTTCACTTAAAGTCTTACTATTTTTGGCTCGTTGCAGATCAAATTCGGCAGAACCAAGTTTGCCTATATAGGCACCAAGGGATTCAATATTTTGGGCGGCTCCAGCAGCCATTTCTAGGGCTTTGCAAGCTGCGCTGACTGCTGCGACTGCCTCTAAAATCATGATCTACCCCATAGTTAAAAGTATCGGTATTAATACCGACCCCAGAACAATGACGTAAAGCCCGTAGATTAATTTTTCTAACTTGTCAAAATTCTTAGCCCCAGACTCCAACCGCTTCTCAATGTTCTCGTAGCGTACCGCACATTCTCTTTCGTGTGCGCCAATCTCAGCTAGAGCATCTTTTACCGTAGGGCGTTGCGCTGTCATTTCTTAGGCTTTTTCTCAAGCGTCTTCTCAAGGCGTTTAGCTTGGTTGGCATGTAGCTTACTTGCGCCCTTTAACTCTTTGATCATCTTGCGCTTCTGCGCGTCAGTCATAACACCCATGATTAGTCCTTGGCCTTGCCAATGTTTAAAGCGATCCGGTCAAGCCATACCTGCGCGATGCCTACCCAGTTATCATCTTTCTTGGTGGGAGTTACAGCAGCAACAGCAGAAGCTAGAGCAACAGCGGCAGTGGCAATATTGAATGCATCAAGTATGTAACCCATTAGCTTGCCTCTACTTCAGCTTCTTCAACAGGGGCTACAGATTCAACAATTGCTCTGGTGTAGGCTTGTAGAAGAAGTTCGCGCTCATTGGTTTGCATTTTGAGCGAAGCTATTTCACGGCGTATCTCGTTTACACGGGCTATATTTGCCTGCGTAGATACATCAAGACCGTCAAAGTCATATTGTTCGTCGTTGATTGTTACTGTGTTTTCTTCACTCATGACGCTGTATATCCATTACCTGCTGTGATAGCTGCGTTGGTTGCAGTCATGCTCTCGCTACCCCAATCATCTTTAGCTACCATTATTTCAAGGTGTTTTACATTGCGGTCTACACAGGCTTGACGGTCTGCTGCTGAATCACTAGCCTTTCGGTCACCTGCGATTACGTCTGTAATTAATGCTACGCTGTCACCCATTGCTGAGTAGTCTTGTGCGATTTGATCTGTTTCTCTAGCCATTGTCTTATCCTTCTAAGGTTGTTATTCGTGCAGTGAGTGCAGTAATTAGTGCGCTTTGTTCTTGGATTGCCTTTACAAGGATTGGTACAAACTTGCTGTACTGAAGACCCATCTGCTTGCCATCACCTGTGTGGCTAGAGACTAAATTAGTTTTACTGCTCTTGTTGTATCCTGCTGCTATTTCTAGTGCTTCTACTTCTTGTGCTTTAAAACCTATGTCTAACCAATCTTCTTTGTGAGTTCCGTCTGGAGTCTGTGCGGATAGGTCATAATCATCAGCATTCTTGTCGCCATACTTGCTACGCTTGTCCCACTTGTAGGTTAAAGGCGATAAAGCTTTTACAAAGTCTAAGCCAAGGTCTAGGGCTGTGAAGTCTGTTTTGTCTCTTGCATCGGACGCTATTGTCCAATCTATTTGAATATGTGCCGCAGTGTGATCATCATTACCAAAACCAATTATATTACTCTGTGTTGTAATCGCTCCCCCCGGTCTGCCAGTATTTAACGCATTAGCACCAATGGCAATGTTGTTAGACCCTGACGTAATAGATGTCCCTGCCGCATATCCTAATACAGCATTCGCGGAAGCGGCTCCTGTTAGGTTGTTTAATGTTGCGTACCCAAAACCCGTGTTAATAGTTCCTGTAGTAAAAGAATCGCCTGAAAAAGAACCTACTAATGTATTAGCTGTTCCTGTGGTTATTGATTCACCTGCGCCATAGCCCATTGCTACGTTGTACGTATCAACGGCAGAAGCGGGGTTCATTGCTTGCAAAGCGGCCCTGCCGATTGCTACGTTCCTGCTACCTAACACGTTTGCGCTTAACGTATCAAAACCCAAAGCAGTGTTATGACTAGCGGTAGTTTGTGCATCACAGGAGTTTAACCCTATAGCTACATTTTCAGAGCCTGTGGTGTTTAGCACTAAAGCATCTCTACCGACTGCGGTGTTGTTTGAAGCGGTAGTGTTTGAGCCTAATGCTCTTGAACCAAGTGCTGTATTGTTAGCTCCAGTAGTATTTGCAGCTAACGATTGTTTACCCGAAGCTGTGTTTTCTGCACCTGTGGTGTTTGCGGCTAAAGAATCATTACCGACTGCTGTGTTGTTACTTGCGGTTGTGTTATTTATAAGTGCTTGAGTACCAACAGCAGTGTTGTTACTGCTTGTTGTATTTGCCTGTAAAGCATCCACTCCAATAGCTACGTTATTATTTCCAGTTGTATTACTGTCTAAACTGTCTTTACCCACCGCTACGTTACTAGCACCTGTGGTGTTTGCGCCTAATGCTGCGTAACCAACCGCTGTGTTGTTAGCGGCAGTAGTGTTTGCGTCTAAAGATAAAGCACCAACGGCAACATTAGAAGCACCTGTGGTGTTTGCGCCTAATGAGTTCCTACCAACACCAGTATTTTCACTACCTGTTGTATTAGCTTTCATTGCTTCTCTACCAACAGCAACATTTAAGTCACCTGTGGTGTTTTTAAATAATGAGTTCAGACCAACTGCTGTGTTGTTTGAAGCTGTAGT